CGTCTACAACCTTGAATAGTGTCTTTAGCTTACTGATATCAGTTGGACTTAGTTTGTTTTCGTCAATTTCTGCATATCCTTTATCATCAAATTTAAACCATGGTACTATCTTATGTCTTCCACCTGGTAGCCGCTTACGTCTTTGTACGACTCTTCCAGGCACTTTAGTTTTCAAAATCATTGTAAGCCTCCTAAAAAATAAGGGCAGGGCGATAGCCCCACCCATTTGTGTTGAATTAGTCAGTTAGTGATTTCACTAGATTAACTTGTGTTAACAATACGTTTCCTACTGTTCCTGAGAACGCTGTATCGTCTTGATCTAAGATTTCAAATGTAACCTTTTGTGTTGAAGGTGCTTTGAATCTATTTGATTCTAGTGGGCCAACAATAGCGAACTCGCCTGCTGCAATGTCAACATCAAGTGCTGTACCATCGCCTGCGCCTGCTGAACCATCGCCATAACCGTTAGCTGCTACTTTAATTCTACAATCGTCGTCGTCACCGTTCTCTACAAGAAGGTAAATAGCTTCATCTCTACGGTTGTATACCATAGTTTGTGATGCTGCACCTGCTGTTTTAGTCCAGTCAACGCCTGAGTTTCTAAGTAATTGAATAGGTGTTAAATCTGCCATTTATCGTTACCTCCTTATATAGTTGATTCTGCTGCCGTGGTAAGCACCATTGAACATGCTTCACGTGGTTTAATCATCTTAGCGCCGTATACATGCAAGCCTTTGATTGCTTCACTAAATGAGTTCTCTGGCATGTACTTAATAGTCTTCATGATTTGTTCTGCGTATGCAATTGATTCTTTAGTTCTTACGCAACAAGTTTGAAGCGCTACATCTTCATTAGTTTCATTTACAGTGATGTTATTAGAGATATAGAAAGTCATACCTAGTGATACTACATATTGACCTTTTCTAATCATTTCACCGTTGTCTTGGTTGTTGTAAAGGATATCAGCTAGAACGCCTTTTTCCCATACTTCAGGTGTAACTTCTGCACAAATCTTTTCTGATACAGATACGTTACCATTACGCATTAACTTTCTCTTAGCTTTCATGAAAGTAGAGAAGAAGTCACCTGACGTTAATGTAGCGTTTGTAACGTTTGAAAATGCGTCAGTGTACTTACTTGCGATAAATGCTTCTGCTACATCCTTAAGACCAATTACAGCCTTTCTAAGTGCTTCAGCTAGTAAACCGCCTGTTGCTTGTTTCTCGTCAACATCATCAAGATAAAAGTTAAATGATTTTGCTTCAGTAATCTCTAACATTCTTGATTCGTCTTTAAGTTCTTCTGGTGTCAATACTGTACTATTAGGTACATAGTCAGTGATTGTTGGTGTGTTGATTGAGTTAATCTTTACCTTGGAACCTAAGCCAGTGATTTCACCGGAATAAGAAGTTGTACAGTTCTTAACGAGCATGTGCTCCTTATCAAGTTCTTTTAGGATTTTCTTGGACCATAAAATAGGTATAAAGTTTTTTACTGACATGTTCTACCTCCTTAGCGATTGAAGTAGCCTGCTTTTTCTAATACTGCATAGTTAGCATCCGCCCAGTCACTTTGTTGCTTCTGAGTCATGCCACTTAGTAGTTTATCGATTTGGGCTACTGTCATGTCTTTAGTTGTGTTATGTTTCGATTTATTTAATTCGCCCGAACTAGTTTCTTTGTTCTTTATAATCTTCTTAATCGTTTCTTGTTCTGTCTCTACCTTAGTATTTTCTAGCTTATGTTCTAAGAACGCTTCTTTCATTGACTCGCCCTTTTCATAAGCTTCCATTACTGGTTGAGGGATTTTATCACTGTCCAGGGACTGACCGAACTTTGATTCGTGCCAATCTAGGAATCTATTGATATCTGCTTCACGTGGGTCTGCATCTGGTACGCGGTTTTTAATAAATTCCTCAGCCGCTGCCTTTGCATCTTCCTCGCTCATGCCTTTGCTAACAAAATCACTTTGCTTTTGATTCACTTGTATATCATGAACAAACTCACTCATATCTTTGTAACCGCTAGTCTTCATATAGTCTTGCATGAATTTATAACCAGGGTCATTGCGATACTTGTCTCTTTGTTCTTTAACTCTGTCTACAGTCTTTCCAATTCTTGCGTCTTGTAGCAACTGCTCAACATCGTCATACTTGTATTCTTCGCCATCTACCTTAAGTGTTTGTTCCTTAAGCCATTCAGCTATTGGATCGGGCGATTCTTCCTCAGTTTCTTCTGTTTCTTCTACCTCTTCGAGTTCATCAACTGGATTGTCAATTTCTTCTTCTGGCATTACTTCTTCTTCTAATACTTCGTTAAGTTCTTCAGACATTGGGATATGTCTCCTTTCTTATGTGCCTTGGGATAGGCAAAATAAAAAGAACCCCACTAATTAAAGTGACGTTCTTTGACGTTCTAAGTATTAATAATTTATGATAACATTCTCATCAATCTTTTTGAATGTTATTTCTTTTTTACACCTTGAACAATATAGTTTAACGGTACCATTAATCATCAATTCCGCTTCTCCAAGCTTTTTATCGCATTGTCGCTTATTGTTCTTAACGTGTGGCAATGGACAACGAAGCTCTTTCACTCGACCACCTCAAATCCAACTTGAAGGGTTGGTACTTCTAATACTCCGTAGCTTGTCTTTTTAAGTTCATCATGTTTACTACTTCCAGTCTCAATAATTTCAACAATAGTTTTAACCCATTTGACATCTATCTCACCATATTTATGCCTCATAGCACCTATAGCTTGTATGTATGGATTAATTTGATTGTATTCGTACTCTGAAACCTGTTCGTAGGTCTCCTTAACTGTTGTATAAACTCTAGCCATTTGCCTATCTCCATTCTATATTGTTTTAGTTTAAATGTCAAACCTCTGTTCTTATTGTATCCGCTATATGCTTAGGCTTTGATAAATCTGTGCCTGAGTATATTTTACAGTCAAAGTTAACACATACAAGTGTCTGTACTGATTCTACTTTTGTTGTATGTTCTTCTGACTCAAATCCTACATGAGAAACCCTTAAATCTTGATTACAGTGTTCACACTTCATGCCATCACCTCCGGTTGCTGTGGCATCATAGCTTGCAACATTTCTTGCTTCCCTTCCATATCAGCCTCATCAAACATCTGCATTAGTTCTTCTGCATTGTCTAATCCTTGAAAGATAAACTGCATTAACATGTTGAGTTCTTCCTCTGTCTGTATTTCTGATACCAATTCATCTTGGTTCTTGATAAGGTTCTCAGGTAGCCTTGATATAACCTGGTCAGGATTGCTAATGATTTGTCTATCCCACAAATCCATAAGCGCCTGCATTGATGTAATCTCACTCCATTGAGTTGATGGGCCTACGTCTGTCGCTGTGGTCATGTATACGTCTGCGAAGTCTGTTCCTGTGAACTCTACTACTTCCTCTTCTTTATCAGCTAACATTCTAGTCATGTTGTACTTGGTCTTGTAGAACTCTAGCCATATTTCCGCCACGTCCTCAATATACTTGTACAGTCTGCGCTTGTATGATTCGATAGGCACGTTAGCTTGCTTGATTTGTGTAAGAAGTGCCGCTGCATTCTCTGGCCTTGCTGTTGCTTGTAGTGTTTGACCCACTCCTGCTAGTTGTTGCGTTCTTTCTACTGCATCATCAACAGATTTATCTAAGTCAGTAGGAATACTTGCTGGTTGTACGTATTTGATTACATTGTCTAGTGAACCCATTGCAGGAATCCTAGCTTTGTGTACTGCTCCTACAGCGTTACTAAATGTGCCAGTCATGTTCTCGTTAACTACAACCCTTGGAATAGCCATAAGCGCCACTGAGAGGTGTCTCATTGACATTTGAAGGTTAGCAACCACTTGATTCTGAATGTATCGTGTCATTTCAGCTTCTGCATAGATGAATGACTTACGTGTCTTGTATGGATAGATAGCGATAGGGTATCGAGTCATTTCAATATCTTTCCACTCTTCAATCTTAATAGCCTTAGTTGACTCTGACTTATACACCTTGCCTTCACGCTTCTCAAAGTTAATCAACAGTTGTGCTATTTGGTCACCCTTTGGTTGAGTTGTCTCAGTGTCGTTCTTCTCAAACGCTCTGTATACTTTTTCTTGTTCATCAGGTGCAATCATTTCTGCCTGTTCTTTTGACACACCCTTCTTGATAGCGTACTCTCTAAGTTCGTTAACAGTCATGTAGATTACTATCTTACACCATGGCTGTTTCTGTGCGTCTACTTCACTAGGGTTAGCAACGTAGTAGTTAATAGAGTCTACTAACTGTCCGTTAATATCGCCTATCACCTTGTGTTTATTTCCTGTTACTATGTCCTTGTCCCAATACCAGTAAGACACGCCTAATCCTTGAATAGAACCATCATAGACAATCTGTTCATTCATAGCGTCCATGTCTAATCGTTCCCAGTTCTTTTGATCAGCTAAGTTAAACGCCTTGATAGCATCTTGGACGTGTTCATCTTCTTTATCCACTGCGTCAGATGTTCGTTGCATTGACAGTTCATTAGCTAGTATAGATGCGCTCTTAATCGATACAATCTGATTGATAAAGTTATAAGTCGTGTGCTTGAGGTTCCTTGAGTTGATACCATCCCAGTGAATCCCTGTTTCAAACTTCTCATTCTCTCTAGCTATCGCATACAGACTATTAGCTGTCTTGAAGTTCTGAGCATCTTGCAGCTTCTTGTATTCCGTTGTTGGTACTAGCTTCATTTTCTTTGGCATCTTCTAGTCCTCCGTCTCATATGGTGAATTGCCGAATACTGCTTGATGTTGCTTGTTATATTCATCTACTGCATCATTCTGCTTCTTTACAACCTCTAATTGTGCCTCTAGTGCTGTCTTGCTGTCTTCATCGGTCATGCGTCTCACTATCTCTATCTTGCCTTTACCTAAGTAATATCCGGTTAGTCCTGCCATTGCCATTAGTGTTATTGTTAATAGTATTGTCAAAATATATCACCTGCCAGTGTGTCATCTTCTTGTGGTTTGTGTCCGAAAAAATCATCGTATGAGCCTGCCTGTTGCTTCATTACTGGTATAGCTTTATGAGTTACACATATATATCTTATTGCATCAG